TATTTTAAATAATAGGAACATTATCTATTAAAGCATTCGCTCTTTTAACACACTGTTCAAATGTTTCTTTACTGTATCCATTTAAATTTAAATCATAAGTTACAAATTCTATCGTTGATTTTAGTTGTTCATAAAAACTTTCAAATTTACCAGTTGCATTTAAATAATCTCTTATTGTTTTCACTCTTTTATAAACTTTAGCCAAGTTCGGATCAATTTTTGATAAATAATTTAAATTAGTTTTAAAAGTTTCTTTTAGTTCTTTAGAAGGAATATTTTTGTGAGCGTATAATAAAGAATCATAATAAGATATATTTTCTAAAGTAGGTATTAAAACTTTATCCCTATTACCAGTTGCTCTTTCTACTTTGATAAAAATCATTTCTCCAGTTTTGGGATTATAACTTTTGAATTTCACATTTTCTTCATGTTCTACTTTTTTTATATATTTTTTTTGAGCTTCTTCTTCTTCATATCTTTCAAGCCTTCTTCTATGATATCTTTCTAATCCTCCATCTTCACGATCTCTAACTCTATCACTGTCTATATCTCTACCCATTAACTTCTACCTCTCTCATCTCCATTTTTTACCTTTCTCTTTCATCCCCAAGACTTTTACCATATTCTTTATCGGAAGAATAATCTTCGGTTTTTCTTTCATATTTCCAATATTTTTTTACAATTATTTCTTTTTTAGATTGCTTAACAAATCCATAATTAGTTAATTCACCAAAATATTCGTAAAATTTTTTTTCCAAGTTACTTTTTTCTTCTTCTGTTTTATTGTTGAAATTTTTAAAGTTTTCTATTAAATAATCATATTTTACCAAATCTACTGTTATTTTTTCCAAAGCATCGTAAATAATATTTTCTATTAATGTTTCTATTGAAGTTTCTAAATCACTAGATTCTACAAGTATTTGTTTTTTTAAAAATGCAAACATTAAGGACATTAATTTTCTTGTTATACTATCTTCTCCTAAAGCATTTGTATTTGCTAACAAATCTTGAATTAACGGATTATTAAATGGATTATTATATTCTTTTACCATTTGAAAATTATTTTTTTCATCAAAAGGTTTACCAGCCCAAACTCCTTTATAACGCCAAGGACAAAAATTAGTTAATTTTTTATTAGGATCAAATATAAAGACTCCACAAGAAATAGCTCTATTACCAGTTATATTAGTTGGAACTTTATTTATAACAAATCTATCACCAAATCTAACAGATACTTTTGTATCTAATAAAGTTATATTATCTAATGTAGAACCATAAGGAAAAGTTGCATTTTCAAAACCAGATTTAGATAAATCAGTATCAAGTGATGCTGGAATACATTGAAACATTTCATTAATTCTTTTAGAAATTTTCTCTTGCCATACGCATAAAACTCTTTCTAATAAACCTCCAATACATAAACCACCAAATATTTTAATTTTTTTGAATCCAAGTAATCTAGGTATATTCGCATGAAATAATCCAACTAAAGAACAGAAACTGTAAATATATTGTATGATAGAACGCTTTAAACCTAATTTATTTTTGCTGGTCCACATACAAACATGTCCAGTTTTATATGTTCTTTCAGAGCAACCGTTTCTTTTAATTTTAATTGTTGAATTTATATTTGTATATTTAGCTGTTCCATCTTTTGCAAAAATTATATCTTTATTAGATAGCACACTAGATGATAAAGGTTTAATACCTTTTTCTCCACCACCCCATAAAAGCAATGAACTTAATTCGCCATAAGGAATATCTTTAAAATTACAAACTCCCAATTCTTTTCCAGGAGTATTATATTGTTTTATTTCATCAACAAAATTAATTTTTTCTATATCTGTATAAATATCAGATAAATACAAATTGTCAACTGGAAACTCAATCATATATTTATCTTCATAAGTTATTGGATGTCCATAATAACTTGCAAAAGTATTATTAAAATTTAATAAATTTTCAATCTCTTTTGGATATTTTTTGGACTCTTCTTTAAATTTAGCAATTTTTTCTTTAACTGTTTTTGGGTTTATGTATTCGTTTTGTTTTATTTGAACTTCTTTTTTTATATTTGGATTTTCAATTTCATTTATCAAATCATTTAATGTATCAGAAGTATCAACAAAATAATCTTCTATGAAATTTTCAGGTAATTCTATTCTAATTCCATTTGTTGTTATAGCTTTATTATTAAGCAAATCTAAAAATTTAATTTTTTCATTTTCTAAGTTTGAATGAAAAATAATATTTCTATTAGCATCATAAACATTTCCATCAGAATCTATTGTATATCCATTTTCAAAATTAAATTTATCAGGTTTCATAACACCAGTTTCTGTTGTAGAAGAATTTAAAATTTCATCAGTTGAAACAGGAAATTCATTTTCTAATAAACTTTTAGCGTCAAAAAATGCTCTTGGATTAATTTTTCCATCAACATAATACTTAGGGAAATTAGGGATATAAGTTGAAAAAAAATCGTTTAAATTTTCTAGATGTTTTAAAAATTCTTCATCAAAAAAAGGTTCTGCCTTTATTGATTCTTTCAACATTTCATTTTTTATTTCTTTTTTTGCTAGTTTTAATTTTTCTTCTAATTCTTTTACCTTTTCTATCTCTGTTTTTATATTCAGTTTTTCTAAAAAAACATTTTCTTCTGTTTTTGACAATTCATAATCAGAATATAAATTTTTATATACATCATTATTTTTATATCTATTAGTCAAAAAATCCATTGTCAAATCCTTTCAGCAATATTTTGTTTAAAATCTTTCTTTTTTTTGGAATATTTTCTTCAACCTTTATACCTAAGTTTGGATTTATAGTATAAGCCTCAATTGGTCCTAAAGGCTTTTTCTTTTCTTCATCTTGAAAAGTTCCAGAAGAAATCTTATATCCTTCATTTTTAAATCCAAAAATAAAGTTACCAGTTGTTTTATCAAATATAGTATCAAAGTTTTCTATGAATGCAAAATTAGCTAACATTAAAGCATCTATTTTATGGTCCACACCTCTAAAGATAGGTTGATTTTTATCATCATATCTTTCGACTCTATATTCTTTTAATTGTTCAATTAAATTACCTTTTCCACTTTCTTCTAATTCAGAAATTTCAATTTCTTCTTTTTCAAATCTTTTTTGAAGAAAACTAACCATCATAACTTTTATTCTTTTATGCGCTTTTCTTTGTAAATGGATATCTTCAAATTCGTAAGCCGAAGCAAAATTTATACTTTTAAAAATATCTATTTTTCCAATTTCATAAAAATGTTTACTTAACATTTCATTTTGCATAGAACCATGGCCTTCATCACAATAAACAAAATCAGCATTAAAATTTTTTTGTAATTCTATTATTCTTTCTATAGTAGTTATTTGTAAATCTTTAAACTTAGCATCTACAGAATTTTTATAAATTGAAGTAAAGTTAAGTATTTTTATTGTTTTCTCTACATCTAATGGATTCCCACAATATAAACCTAAAACACATATTTGAGAACCATTCTTAAACTCATTATAATCAACACCTATTGTTATTTTCCATTTTTCTGGATTTATTAATTCTTCTCTAAATTCACAATATTTATACTGATATAATGAATTTTTTATATTTTCAGTTTTAAATACTTTACTATCACCTTCAGAAAACTCAGCTTCAACTTCTAATTTATATCCTTCTTCAGTTAATGAATTTCTAAGTTCTGGTCCATCATTTTCTTCAAAATTAGGTAATATAGAAGACGGATAATGAAATTCTCTCCAAGCAGGATCAACTAAGCACCATTTTCTAAAATTTGTTTCCAAAGCTGTTGGTGTAGAAAATACAACAAATACAACATTTGGATTGTCTAATTTAAACAACATTAAAACTTGATAAGCTTGTTCTGTTACGTATGCACCTTCATCAATATATAATCTATCTGCTGATTGTCCTCTGATAGAGTTTCCATCTGTACCAGTTGTAAAACCATTTATTTGTGTTCCATTAACTAAGACTATTTTTTCACTAGGGCTTCTTTTTCTCGTATATGAAGTTTTATAAGCAGACTTTGAACCTGTTAATAAAAATTCCATTCTATTAAATATTTCTGTAATTAAGTTTAACGAGTTTGCTGCAACGATTATTTTTTTATTTGGATTATTAAAAGCAAAATGAAGTATGTCTATTACCATTGCTTCGGTGTTATGAGTTATTATTCCATTTGTTAAGAATGTATGAGAGTTAGCTACTGCAATTGAAAGCGTATTTTTATAACCAACATTTTCTATTGATATTATTTTTTCATTTATAAAATCTTTATTAGTTTCATATTTTCCGATTATTTCAATTTCAAAATTATTATTTATTTTTTTTATTTTATATTTAGTACCTGTTTTATGCAATAAATATCCTAATTGTTGAACAAAAAAATCATTTGTAAATATTTTTCTATTTAAAACTCCATCTAAAAAAAATAAAGTATTATTTTTATTTAATCTAAATATATGGCTACCAACATTTTGTTCTTTAGAAGCTATTTCTCCAAGTGTTTTATATATTGAATAATTATCATTAGCTATATTTTTATATTTTATATTTGAAAAATTTATAGGAATAGTTACTTTATCACCAATTTCCAAATTATACGCTTCTTTCCATTTACCTTTTATTAAATATGGATGATTTTTTGTAACTATATCATATTTTCCAGATTCTGTTGTTATTTTTAAACATTCTTTATAACCATTATTTTCAGAAATATCGTAGATATA